CTCTGCTACTTCTGGTAGTTTAGAAATGTACTGACGTTCAACACTAAAGCCAACACCAGTACCGCACATCAACACATACATCATCTCATCAAAAGCTTTGGGATGATCGATTGGTAGGTAACTACAGTTGAAGCCAGCTACGTTGTCACGGTCGAGTGCGTCACCGGCTGTCATCAGTGCTCGCATTGAAGGCATAACATCTAAGTCATGGATAGCCTTGAAGATCTCTGACTGTTCAAAGTCGTCGAGTTCTACTCGGTCTACCCAGTAGTTTAGATATCGATAGATTGTTTCTTCCCACGTCTCACGTCTCTGCTCCTCTGGTAGGTATCTAGCATAGCGTGATTTGTGGATGTATTCTTGATAAGCGTCCATTAATTCTCCTCTTGGTACATTGTACAGAATGCTGTTGTCTTGATCGTATCATAGCAGATGAGCTGACCATACAAAGGTGTACACTCTTCCATCTGATATGAGATTGTATCATAGTCAAGACAGATACGATCATCTTCTTCTTGAGTAACACAACCTGTTAGTAGTAATAATACTATAAGTATCCTCACATTGTTTGCTCTCTTTCTATTAGTAGTTGAATGTAGTGCATTGCTTTGCGTAGATCTTCAATGCCATTCTTGTCTCTCCAGCGAGTGATGTACTTTACCACGTTAGCTTCACACCAGTCAAGATTATTGTCAATAATAAAATCGATAGGTTGAACGTTATAACGTGAGTAATGGTTTCCGCCCACCTGTCTCTTGTGCGCTTTGTCCCAGTCTGCTGGACTTGCATCGTCTATACTCACTCCATCTCCTTAAACTTGTATATCTTTTCCAGTATCTTATCAGAGAATCGTTCTACTAATTCTTCTGATGTAATTTCTAGAGCTTCTAGTATTGTTACCTCATCGTAGTGTTCGGCAACGTGCTCTAACAACTCGTCGAACGTCATCCATACTTTCTCCTGAGGTAGTTTATGCTGATGGGTAGTTCGTCAAAGGATCCGTTGTCTACTTCATTCAACATCCAGATACCTGACCAGCTACCGTTAGTCTGGGGGTTTAGATAATCTTCAGAATGAGTATAAAAAATGCCAGCGAACAAACCAGTAATACTACTTCCATCTGCTTTTCTTGCATAAGCTATATCTCTATCCTGAACATGTCCCATGATACACGACATAAACTTTTTCTGCAACATGAGCTTTGCAGTAGTAACAGGACGACCCATCACACCGCTGGTAAAGTAATGGCAGTATGCTATACCGTCGATAATGATGGGTTGTAAGAACGGCACAACCTCCCAGCTATCCAGAAAGAAGTCGTTGTATGACATCAGCCCATCTAGCTTGGAGTCTGATTCGATAGCCCGTTCTATTCTGTACTCGTGATTGCCTAGAAGAAACACCATGCGAGGCTTCCACAGTCTACGTTTACCTTTACGTAGGCGTCTACGTTCTGCCTCGATCGGTTCTAGGAACCTAGCCATTGCTTCGTTACCGGCTTCAATGTCATTGACATAGCGTCTACCCTCGAACGACTTCTTCCCAACGTCATAGCTACTGAGACTTGGCATGTCCCAGTGATCCCCCAGATGAATGATAACGTCAGGTTTAGTTGCTGCGGCGTAGCGCCCTGCCCAGTACAGATGATCGAAGTTACTGTCAGGTTTTACTTGTGTATCAGGTATTACTAAGTGCCTAGTCATAGCCACTCCTTCGGTAGAGTACTTGGTGTATACCAATCGAATCCATTCTTCTCTGCCCAGTCTCTCATACGATAACGACTACCGTCCTTCCGTCGTCTCGAACCCGGCATCGGTGTGTTAGGATTCTGAAATACAAACACAAGATCTTCATATTTACCTAGCGCCTTACGTACTTCTACGTATTTACGCGCCTCCTCTCTAGTTCTGAATCTGCCTTTTACCTCTATGTACGTCATCCATCCGTTACTGTTGTAACAAAAGTCAGGCTCGTACATCTTAGGTATGATGTAGCTAATCTTCTGTGCAGGATGATAAGTACAACTCTTCATCTGTGCATAGAGTTTCTTTTCTAGGTTACTGTCAAACTTCATCAGGTATCCTATACTTGTCATCAGAAGATCTGAGAAGGTATAGAAGCTGAAGGCTTTCATAGAGTCTATCAGCACTGAGTTCATTGTCTTCGTATAACTTAAGACACCGCTCATATAGCTCCCTCTCTGTTGTCCAGTCTGCTAGTGCTTTCTCTGCTTTCTTTGGACCTATACCGTGTACCCCTGCAATGTTGTCTACCCTGTCACCCATCAAGGCTTGACGATATAACCACTCTGTTGCAGAGCGTTCATCAACTTCCTTCATGACCTTCTTGGTGTAGTCATATATCTTAGTAGGTATCTGCAAAAAGTCTTTGTCGAGAGAACAGATAATAGACTTGTGTTCTAACTCAGTAGACTTGATAGCTATACAGTCATCAGCCTCCATGTTGTCAGAGAGTTCCGCTTTCCATGCATCGAGCATGTACTCACGGAGTAAGTCTTTATGCACTGGTTTACGTGATGGACGGCTACCTTTGTAAGGCTGAGAAACAGCAACCTCGTTTCTGAAGTTGCTGCTGCCAGTAAGGTACAGCCTGTAATCGTTGTAATGCTCAGACAGATCAGAGACTATCTCAGAGATATAGTTAGCCATAGTTTGGGTTGCTATCTTCTCTGGTTCCTCGTCACAGGCAAAGCCTACACGATAGACAAGCATGTCACCGTCGATGAGTATCACACGGCTTCCTCAAGATTCATCTCAGGCTCGTACTCCACGACGTTAGAGATAACCATGCGACGTAGGGTAGGTGAGCGACCCTTCTTCTTCATGTACTCCCAGTCATAGTAACCAACAAGACACTTGGCCTCAGAACCATTAGCAACAACAACACCCATATCAGGATCATCCTCGTCATCAAGAGGTGTACGTCCCTTGATTAACAACTCCTCACCGTCAGGTTTAAACGCACGGTACTTGTTGTTTGACTTACAGGTGATGTAGTAACCACGCTCGTCGCCTTTGTTGTTTACCTTCAGCCCCATGTCTTCGAGTGCTGTTACTGCCTCGTCTGACAAGAGAGCTAGGTCAACCGTGTACTTGTTAGCAAGCTGGTTCTTCATGGTTAGGTTAGGCCAGTACAGTTGGCACTTAAGGTTTACGTTTGCTTCACTCATAATTAACTCCAGTTAATTTAACAGCTAATATTATACCACACATTTACAGATTGTGCTAGTGCGTTTCGGCCCAATTACTACCGATACGGTACTCACCATCCAGTGGGCAGTTAAGGTTGAAGGTTTCGCCAGCCTGAATGATTGCCTGTACAGCGGACTTGCCTACGTACTCAGCATCATCAGGATGACACTCTATTTGCCACTCATCGTGGACTTGTGCTACTAGCTTGAAGTCAACATGCTCTAGTAATTCATACAGATGTATAACAGCCTGCTTCATTACAATGGCACCTGCTCCCTGCAGTAGTGTGTTCAATGCAGCATGAGCAGAACGAACACGTAACCGTCTGCCATCGAGTCCGTCAAGGAACCCAGACCCTGCTTGCATTGCTATGTCTTCTCGTAGTTCAGCTAACGCGGGAGTATTCTCAAGGAACTTGTCTTTGAGTTCACCGCCTTGTCTTGCATTGCCGCCTACGACAGATCCTATCTTGGCATTACCAGCACCGTACAAGAACGCATAGATAAATGTCTTAGCTTGCGCTCGTGTTGCTAAACCAGCCGCGTGTTGGTTAGCCGTGTGTATATCACCCTCTAGGATCTCCTTCGTATACGCTTCATCATCCATGTAATGGGCGAGCATACGTAGTTCAAGACCAGATGCATCAGCACCCACGAGAACACGGTCAGGAGGAACAACAAAAAGGCTACGACACTCAGTACCATAATCTGCATAAACTGCAGGCACTTGTGCAAGATTAGGACTAGAATGAGCCATACGCCCCGTGACTGCCCCGATATGTTTAACCCTCCCATGTATACGTCCTCCGTTTTCTGCCTTGATCCACGACAGTACCTGAGAGTGTCTCTTCTGTAACAGCAGATACTCCAGCACCATCTTGGCCTCAGGTATGTGTAGGTTCTTCTTCAGAGTAGACTCATCCACCTTGTCCTTACCTGATGGTGTCTTCTCTTTCCATACAGCGCCTTTGTCTTTGAGCCTCTCAGCTATCTGCTGACGTGACCCTACGTTGAAGTGTTGGTACTTCAGCGTTAAAGGTTTGCCTGTTGTCTTATGATATCTCTGCTCCTCTGCGATGGGTGGAAATACATTCTGCAGTGCAGCCTCAATGCCTAACATCTTAGTCTCAAGCTGACGTTCGAGTTGCTTTGCACCAGTAAGATTGAAAGCAAATCCATTCTCTTCCTGTTCTCTGCATATATGTGCAACAGCATGTTCAAGGTACACACTGGTGTCAGAGAAGTGGTACATCTTAAGTTGTACACACAGAGTCTCGTACAACCTCTCTGTCACCGATACATCGCGCATACAGTACTGGATCATCGCCTCAGACAACTTACTCCAATCGTCATGATCACCCTTAGGGAAACGTAGCTTCTCTCCCCACGTAGCTAGACTGTGACCACCCTGTACGTCTGGATGAAACAGCCTCGACATCACCAGTGTATCCAACACCCGATCAGGATGTACCCGTATGTCCCATAGCTTTTCCAGCGCGGGTCCGTCAAAGCCTATGTAGTTGTGACCGCATACGTGACCACCCCTAGCTAGTTCCTCGAACAGGGATTCCCTACAGGTATGGAGACAGTGATCCTCGTTTGGTCTCTTCGTCACCACGCAGTGTATTACCGATGGCTGGAGACCATCCGTTTCTATATCCAAGAACACTATATTCGTAGTAGGCAAGGTCCAGCTCTTCTCGCTCTGTGAGTTCTCTACCATTGGTCTTCATCTCCAAGTTCTGTTCCTGAGTAACTATCCAGTTCCCCATTTTCGACATCGTATGATTCCTCCATGTCTGATAAATGTGCATAGTCTAAGTTACCTTCAATGGTAACGTCATCCTCAATAAGGAATTTACCACAACCATTGCATAAGTCAACAAACTCCCCCGACCCAGTGAACCTACGTGTTAACTCGTAGTCATTGAGTATCTTGTTACAAGCAACGCATCTCACTCCATTATCTCCGTCAACCGCCCTGAATCTTTATTATACAGCAACGAACACGATGGTCCAGTCATACCACTGAACCTGTTCTTCAGTACACGAACGTGTGTTGTGTTGCGTACCATCTTATCTTCTGCTTGTGCATTACGCTCTAGGCCAAAAACAATATCAGACAGTTGAGCAATTGAAGCACTACCGCGAAGCTGACCAAGACTAGTAACTGCTCCATCCTCATGTCCTTTTCCTTCTGGTCTACGTAGGTGACTAACAACAAACATACATATCTCCATCTCCTGACAGAACATACGTAGCTTGGTCATGATCTCGTCAATGGCTTTACGTTCATCGCCATTGGATTGATCTGATACCAGAATGGATATGTGATCGAGGATGATGTACCTAACACCTAGCACCTTGACTTGGTAGCGGAACCTAGCCAGCACGTTCTCGATCTGGTTGGAGCCAAACGAATCCCACAGTACAACACGGTCATCTAGATCTAACGTATTGAATACGTACTCTACCTCATCAGGGGAGTAATCACATCCGGGTAGGTGTATTGGTTTGTTGATCTGTAGACCCACTAGTCCACGAGCAGTACGGTCAGGTGTCTCTTCAAGGAAGGCTAGACCTATCCTCTCGTTGGTCTGCGATGCAATGGAGAAGACTAGCTCACGCATGAACGTAGACTTACCCAGCCCAGACCCAGAACAGATGGTGACTAGCTCAGTCGGTCTGATGCCAAAGGTCATGTCATCCAATCCCTTGTAGGGATAACGTACCTCTGCCTCCATCAGTGGCTTCTTCATCGCCTCACGGAGTGACCCTATCATCACCATGCCGTCAGGTGTGTACACCTTTGCAGCCCACCACCGTTTGATGAAGTCATCCTTGTCGGCATTCATCAGGTAGTCAGAGGCATCCTTGTGTTCACCGTGCTGGTAGATCTTTGCCTTACCACCAAACAGATCTGCACACTCATGCGCTGCCTTCTTACCATGCTCGTCGTTGTCAAAGCAGAAGATGATGTTGTCGAATAGATCGAGGAACTCATACGCCCTACGACAATCCGCCGCCGCACCCTGTGCACCATTACGAATAGACACTACGGGATACTTGTCACCAAACATCTGGTATGCAGATAGAGCATCCATCTCTCCCTCGACTACGGTTATGTACTGTCCACCTGAAGGGAAAAGGTGTTGACCGAATAGACCTGCACGTTTCCAGTCCCCTTCGATGCTGAACTTCTTATCAGGCGTACGCTTTTTAACTGCAGTTAATTCACCATCAGGGGTGTAGTAACCGAAGTGTACCTCGTCCCCACACAAGGTAGTGGAGTACCTCTCCATCGTACGTGCATCGAGACCCCTGTCCTGATAGCTCCTAGATTGCCCTCTAAGCTCCATTACAGGAACCCTTGGGGTTGGTACACGATAGTCGTTAATGTCGCTCACAGAGCCTCCTGCGCCGTCTGAGGACGGGGTAAACGTAGCACATGCGAAACAATAGCTCGACCCATCTTCATTGTAGGACAACGCATCACTAGATCCACAATCATTACACTTCTGGTGTAGCTCTACAAACGCCATCAATGCACCTCCTGACTAGAACCAAAACGAGAAAGATAACGAGACTCCAGCTGCTTATCATCCATCGCTTCAAACTCCATCGCAAAAAGATTAAACAACATGTTTATTGCCTCCATGTAGTTGATGTTGTACATATGATCTTCAGTTAACTCTTCAATCATACGAGTACGTTCTGCTTGTTCCATGTTACCTCCTATTATAAAAGTAATATGTATTAGTAATACTTAATACTAATGCATAGTACTTACTGTATAGACTATATAGATTAGTATACCACACTACGCTTTCTTTTGCCAATGGATCTTCCGGTACTATTACCTCTTGATTTACTGCGCGGTTTGTGCGTCTTAACATATCGGCGTGTATTCCTTCCCATACCTTATCTCCTCCTCGTCGTTAATATGCTCCAAGAAAGCACGTAGTTTGCCTGAACGTTTGAGCTTTGTCAACGCTTGGTACTCAATGATACGCACCATCTGACGACTGATACCTAACTCATCAGCAATTTCTTGATGTGTCATGTGGTACGTAAGATAACTACCCTTCTTCGCCACTATCTACTTCTCCTCATCTTCAAACCGCATCTTCCTGTTGTGTTCCATCCTCTCGTCAAGGTCTTCGTCATCAATGGTAATCCACGCCACAATGATGACACCAGCAAACAAAGCAAACAAAAAGATACCCAAGTTAAACTCACTCATCGGACTGATCCCTCTCCTCTTTGTACTTGGAGATATCGTCCTCGTGATACTCCTCTGCATAGTCCCAAATACAACGGTCACCTTCCCAATAGTCTTGGTAATCGTCGTGCCATACTTCCCATTGCTCACGTCCCATACGTCCTCCTACTTGACATGCTCAACAATAACCTTCGTGGTGTCACGCTTGTAGCATAGTAAACAATCCATACACTTCTGTCCAGTGCAGTTAGCTTCACCGTCGTACGACTCCGACACGTTGTTGAATACACGGTCGAACCCACGCGGTGGAGATGACATCACGTTATCTATCTTTGGATTACTATAAACAAGAATCATATTATCAGGTACATGATGCAGATTCTTACGCACAATACCCACACGCTTAGTCCACAAAGCAAACGTCGAGTGCTTGTTGTCACTAGCTATCGCACATAAATTACGGAAGTGCTGCTCATTTATTAGCTCTCCATGCCCATGAAACCGCACGAATGCACCGGAGGTACGAGGCAGAATGAACTCAGCATCACTCGCAAGTACGTCACTATTCCTCTGGAACGCTGGTTGGCAGTTCTTCCTATAACTAGAAAGCATACTCATGCTGTAGCACTTTCCGCATATCTTGTCGGCATCGGGTCTACTAGACTCCTTGATACAGAACGGGTTCGTCGCTGTGTTGGTATTGATTGCTTGTATACCGTCCAGCTTACCCGTCATCTTACTAACACTAACGGTCGGGATCATACACCACCTCCTCTTTGATTACACGGCACTCCTCGCCGTCCTTGATATAACTATCGCAAAAATACTTTGCATTGTCAAGCGTGGAGTTGTACGAAGAGCCATCACTATCACGCTCCTCCCACTCCCACGTCTTACGGTTAAACCTTTGCACTACATACCATGTATCAATCATTTACACCTCCACATCATAGACCTTGGTAGTCTCTTCATCTTCATCACGGAACACCTGCACATCGTCTTCGTTCCAGTCAATAGAACAATCCAACTCGCTGATAGCGTAGTCAATGGCAGCTTGCTCTGCATCATCCTCATCACGAGCCTTGACATTGACACGACGACTGACAGTAATAGTCACATCATACACGTACACATGCTCCTTCATCTTGTCATGGATCTCATCCATCTTATGTACTGCGTCGTTGAGCAATACTTCTAGCTCCTCGAACTCAGTGTTAAGCGGACTATTGATGATGTCGTACTCAATGGCACCACGTATTACATTGAGGCACCGACGATGCTCCGTTAGTTGTTCCTTACTGGTTAATAAATAATCACTCACTGTGTCATCTCCTCTACTTGTTTGTAAATACTATCAGCATACTCATTGGATGAGTAGTCACTGATCACCTCGATAGCTTCACTGGTGTTGGTGACGTTACCATACACAAACATAAACCACGCCACAAACTCACCTAGATCGTCACTCCACACACCCACGTCGTCGAAGTCACACTGTCCCATATTGTCAAGCACTGTGAAGTGTTCTCTCGACTTTGAAACGTCGGCATACTCACCCTCACCACAGACAGTAATGCTTTTGTCTGGGTCACGTAGGACTACGTCAACAAAATAGTCCGCTACTTTCTTTTCTGCAAAATGCATATCACTCCTCCTCTATGCAACAGTCATCACACATATAGGCACCAGCACGATTACCTATAAGTATTTCTCTAGTGCTTACGTCTTCATTAGGAAAGACATCCTGCACCAACCTACCTGTACAAAGATACCAACCCCATGAATCTGTGTCAACCACACAGCTATGTACACTCTTGCACAACAGACACGTAGCCGACACTTTAGTTTTACTGAACAGATCCACTACTTCTCCCATAGTACTTCTCCATTAGCTCTTCCACGTTATCTTCCCAACACGACACACAGATACAGTCACCGTTGTCCTCTTGGTACACCTCTTTCTCACTGCGAAACCACTCATCGCACACAACACATTCAAAGACCATAGACATCAGAACATCTCCTCCGCTATCTCTAGCATCATCTCAATCTCATCAGGACTACTCCACTCATCAGGGTACGGTGACATGTCCTGTGCTGTTCGTATCAACTCCATCATCTCAGGTGGATAGATAGGACTGCGTCTACACGTAGGTAGTGGTGGCTCAAAACCAAACGCACCACACCCATGCACTACAAACAACTGAACAGCCTCCTTATATGACGCTCCCTCCACATCATGAAGCTCGTCATGATCCCACGGTTCACCACAATGTCTGCAATGAATATCCATTGTCGCTCCTCCTATGTATTAACACGACCATCAGGTTCGATGCATAACCACATACCACACCACTTAACCACAACAGCAGGATCACACACCATCGGCTCAACCGTACGCCTAAACGTACGATACGACATACCTTGATCAGACTGTTTCCACTTCCGCAACAAAGCCTGTTGCTGATTCTTAGTCAATGCAACCATTAGTCAAACCTCCCT